AAGTCTTATATCTTCTGTCTTCAGTTTCTGAAGCTCTATATCTAACATGTAAGAAAGGTCTCTTAGCGTTTTTACCAAGAATTTGGTCATAAACACTTGTTGAACCAGCTGGAACTAGAAGACCATTAATCTTCCCTGATGTTGCTCCTGATGGTAATCCACCTCTCATTGTAGGGTCATTTAGGTATTTCCAGTCAGTCTTATAGAAGTCGTAACCTCTTCTGAATCCTGTGAATCCTAAGTTTAAAGCCATTTCTTCGTCATTGTCAAATAGACCATAAGAAGTACCACCTGCTCCGTAAGAGTTTTGTGCTGCTAACATATCGTCAATGTCAAATCCAAATTGTCTGTTAAGGAAAATAACGTTTTCCTCAATAGAACCTTGCTTATCTAATCTACTGATTATAGAATCGAAGTCTGCTAGGGCTACTGGATTTCCACCATCCCAAACGTTTCCTCTTAATCCTACTACGTAGAATATACCATCTGAACCAGCTCCTGGGTCAGCAGCACCACCGGCGCTACCTAAGATAGCAGCAGCTCCAGAGTTTTGCTCTGCAGGTACAGCTTCAATCATTGCTGTTTCTAAATAGTCATCGAATCTTAATCTTGTTTCGTGCTCAGACTTTAAGTACCATAGGTAACCAGTTGCGCCATCTTCAGTAGTGATTTCAACCCAACCAATTTGAGCCATATCAGAACCAGATACTGTGTAAGTATCTTTAATGATAATAGGCTTGTTGTCGAAGATGAAGTCATTAGCTTCTAATGAACCAACCATTCCTGCTGTTCCTTTTCTAAATTCTGAACCGTAAATGAATACTGTAACGTCTGCGTTACCGACTCCAGTACCTGTAGTTACTAAACCACCTGCTTCATAAAAGTCAGCTGTAAACTGTCCTCTACCACCACCGGCATTATTAACTGCACTTACAACCGCTTTGTTAACTCCAGAACCATCGTTTTGAACAATTACAATAGTTTGTCCTACTCTGATTACTTGTTGAGCTGCTGCTGGGTCTAGCGCATCATTTACTTGAAATACAACTTGGTCATTACCACCTGTCGCAGCGGCACAACCTACTTGTGTATATTTCGTGTGTAACCTACCTTGCTCTGCCCATTTAATAAGGTCTGAGTTTGTAGGCATTTCTGCTCCTACCATTCTAAGGAATGAGGAGATTGTTCTATTACCATATCTTTCGAATTCTTTTTCGTAAGTATCTGGTAAGTACTGATTCAACCAATTGAAATCTGCATTAGTTAAATAGTTTTCCGGTGTTGGAGTTCTTTCTGAACTCGGTGTCAAAGCAAACCCTGGGGTTGCTAATACTTGTCCTGCCATAATATTATTATTTATTTATTTAAATTATTAACTTCTTTTAATACTCTTAATTTTTAGTCCACGACTCGAAGGTTGTGAAACTGATTTTACTTGAAGTCCTGATTTTGTGGTAACCTCTGGTGCAGTACGCTCACTCATGTTTATGTTTTTCGTTTTACGTATTACATCATCTGTTGCCTGCGATTTGCCTTGTTCATAAAAGAACTGAGCAAACTTGTCAGGATTCATTGCCATAGCTAAAGCACGATGGTAGCCGGATGCATCTTTAATAAAGCCATTTGAATCCATATATTTATTTATAAAATTTAATGGAGACTCTTGAGCTTTCTTAAGTTCAGATGCGCTACCAGGAGTAAATACTATTTCTTCTTCTCCTATATTGAATTTAAAACCTTTAAATTCGGAGCTGAACACTTCGTCGCTTTTTTTGACAAACCATTCTCTTTTATGATTAGCATCATCCTGTTGAGTTTTAGCTGACTCTAAATATTGCCTATATTCTATAAGTTCATCGTTGTTTACAGAGGCAGAACGTTCCCTTGACTCAAGGGGCTGTTTGTATTGTTCCTGTTGTTGACGTAAAAACTTTTTAGCTTTAGCAATCTCTTTTTTCTTTGCTAGTTTTATTTTTTTTATGTCAGTTGGTTCAAGGATATCTTCATCCACTTTAAACTCTTCTAACATATCATCTATATCTTCAGGGTCTAAACCTTCTTCTGTAATAAAATAATATTCTTTTAGCAAAGCATCTGGACTTAAATCAGAATAATCTTTTTGCAATTTTGCAAAATCATTAAAACCACGTCCAGTTTCTTTTTTATACTTTAGATAAGCAGCAACGTCATCAGGAAGCGGTTCGCTATCCTCACGTTTACTAACTAATTCATCAATAGAATTAATTTGCTTACCGTATCTTTTTCCAATATATGAAAGAACTTCGTCTTCATTTAATTCAGGTTGAACTTCTAGCTGTGGAGGTTGTTCTTCAACCATCTCTTCAACAGGAGCTTCTGCCTGTGTATTATCTTCTTTAACCTCAACTTTTGTTTCTGGCTCTACAGCCTTTACCTCAATTGATTCCTGTTCAGTCTCTGACTGTTGTTTCTCCTCATGCTTATCAAGGAGTTCTTGCTCTATTTGCTGAGTTGATTTTTCATCAGCCGATACTTCTCTTACTTTAATATCCATTTGATTTAATTTAATTTAATTTAATTACAAAGTTACGCAAAATTTAAACATATTATCTTGGTTCAAATTCAGCTAAGTCAAACCCATCTAAAGAATCTTCATTAGACTCAAAATTTTTAGGTGGTAAATTGTTTTTTCGTTGATTAATTAGTTCAGATTGTTCAGTATTTTGCTGACTTATCCTATCGCTTTTTGCTTTCTCTCTATCTTCTTCTCTAATACCTAGTTGTTTTTGAGTCATACCCTGCAGTTGCATACTGTATTGAAATTCTTTTTCCATCAACTGAGCTTTTAATTCAGCTTCAGCAGCTTGTTTTTGAATTTCAAATTGAATATCGGCTTGTCTATATTTCATTTTAGCCTCTGTTTCCATTTGTATCTTTTGTGCATCCATTTGAGCTTTCATTTGTTGAGATTGCAATTGTTGCTGAGAAATCATAGCTTGCTTCTGCATTTCTCTTTGTTCATCTTGCTCTTGTTTAGCTTTACGTTTTACTTTAAGCAATTGATTAGCAAGTTTAAGGTTTTTAATTTCACGTATATCAATAGCATCTTCAAGGTTTATATCTTGTTTTGATAATGCCATTTGAATGTTTTGCTCAAGCATAGCTTTCTGTTCTTCGTCAGGAGACAATTCAATAAATACTCCAAAGTCATAAATATATAAATCAGATATATCCTCAAGTATACTTACATTATATCTTCCAATTTTATTTATAAAGTCATCTTTAAAATCTGCGTATTCTAAAATATCCGCTACCCTGTAAGTTAAAGCCTCAGCTAACGTTCTATATATGTAAAGACTTCCATCTAATATATGACGAGTAGCGGTATTAGAACTTAACGCTGCTAACTTTTGTACACCCACTAGTGCATCAGAGTTAGCTATTGTACCATCTCTTGCTTCATTTAAGCCTGTTACAGCTCGAATCATATCTAAATAGTGATTTAGATTAGCAATTAGCATTTGAGTCTTAGATGCGCCTGAATTGCTTGTTAGCTGCTGTATAGGAATCTTGCCCTGATTATAATCTCCTTCCTGCGTATAACTCCTACCAATAACGCTACCAGTTTGAAAGTACAAACGAAGGGCATCCTCTGGATTATATGCTGCTCCCGTACCTAAATCAACTTCATTTAAACCATCAGCATCAATATACACACCATCTGGCACTGTACGAGCAATTACTTGTTGTAACTTTAAATGTGTCATCTGAATCAAATCAGCATACGGTATCATCCTTCTGACTAATGATTCGATAACCCCTTTATACATTCTTGGAGCTACAGCTACATAATTAGGCATTGCATGTTGAGACGATGATTTAGGTCTTACCATATTTTTAGCAAGCTCCCATTTTAATATTATGTTTGTTCCCATAACCATTACACCATCATACCAAACATCAATTGTTTTTTCTACTTTTTCAAAATTGTTTTCCTCCATCATCTCATCAGGTGGATTAAATCCATCATCTTTTTCTATCATACTCATATTGCCGTTCTCTTTAACTTTTTTCTTATAAACCATCTTCTTAGTTGTTTTATAATTAAAGTACATCAATGTACAAGTGTCTCGATAGAATATATCGTTTTCGTAAAACTGTGCTGTATTAAAATAATTATACCAGCTTTGAGAATATTTAGATATTTTATCTAAATCATCATTTGTAAGGGTAGGGTCAATTTTCATCAACTCTGCAATAGGAACAGTTTTAATTTCTCCCCAGTAAAAACAATCTTTAAAGTGAGGGTCTTCAGTATAACTGTAAACAACATTAGCTGGGTCTACATAAGCTACTTTAACTCCTGAACCAGGTAAAAACTCATGCTTAGCTACTCCCATTCCCGTTACCATCATATCGTAATCTAATCGTTTACGAATATCATCATAATGATTCTCGGCAAACATGGTATCAATCGCCTCTTCTTCTGCAATCTCAATAGCCGGTTTATAATTTAAATTCATATAAAGAGACAACTCTTCATCACTCGCAGGTAGGTCATCTGGATTCATAGTAAAAGGATTAAAACCTGTGCCTTCCTGTATAACAGTTAAAGCCTCTTTAGCAGCCATTTGACCTTGTATCATTTTTTGATACTTGCTTCTGTTTTCCTGTGAAATAGCATCCTGAGCATACGCTTTTACTTTAAACAACCTATCTGACATTCCGTTGACAACTATATCCACAAACTTTGGAATTATAGGTACTGGAGTCCAGTCAAGATTTAAGTAAGACAAATCTCCGTCTACTGCTAATTCATTTTTATATTTTGCAATTGATTGTTCGCCTCTTGCATATAGACGTAGTCTGTTAAAGTCCCTCCACTGACTATAGTATCGGCATCCGTTAGAATCTTTACGAAACCATTCATATTGAATAGCTTGTCCTATTTGTAATCCAAACTCATCGGTCGCTTTCTCAGCATCAGATACAAATTGACTAGGGAATCCTACTGATGAAATGTTTATGTTTACCTCTTTCATCTAAT